CTTCTAACAAAATCATGTGTCTACAACCTATACTTGAAGGCAATGGCGTTTTTCTTAAAAAGATAAATCGTTTTGTCAAACCTTCTAAAGGCTTCAATGTGATTGCTACTGCAAACACAAAAGGTCAAGGTTCAGATGATGGCAAGTTCATCGGTACTAACATTCTGAACGAGGCGTTCCTCGAAAGATTCCCAATTACTATCGAACAGGCTTACCCAACTAATAAGATTGAAACTAAAATCTTATTGAATGTAATGTCTGACAAAGGACTTAGTTCTGCTGTCGACAATGAGTTTGCTAATTCACTAGTTACTTGGGCTGACATAATTCGTAAGACTTATTATGAAGGCGGCGTTGACGAATTGATTTCAACTCGCCGTTTAGTTCATATCGTTGAGGCGTTCTCAATCTTCAAAAACAAAATGAAGGCGATTGAGATGTGTACTAACCGTTTCGACCTAGATACTAAGACTTCATTCTTAGATTTATATACTAAGATTGATGGCGGCGAAGATGTTTCATCTTGGCTGAATGATGATTTTGTTCCCGAAGAATCCGATGATGTTGAGGATGGTAATGTGAATTACTAAAATACATCAAATCATAATGTAGTAAGTCCAGTGGGCGGTTATCCTCCGCCCACTTTTCTACATGCTTGACAGATTAAACGAATTAGAGTATAATATAACACAAAAGAACTTAATACTATGTTGCCTAGTGTTAAGGGATAATTAAACGGCAACACAACTGACTTGAAGGAGTTATATAATGGCATATAAAAAGCTAACGAAAAAACAAAAGGTATTAAATCTATTGTCAAAAGGACAACCAGTAACATGGGGTTCTCTCAGAACTAGATTTGATTTGACATCACCAAGAGCAATGATTGACCAATTGCGAACTGAAGGACACATGGTGTACATTAACACTACATCTGATGGTACTACATATCGTATGGGTAAACCTACTAAATCAATTATCGCTGCTGGCGTTGATAAAGTATTTTATTTCGGCAAAGACGAAAAGACTACTAACCTTAATGAAATCGTTGCCGCCGGTATCGAATCTCTTTATGGAACACAAAAGTACGCTTATTCTAACAGATAAGACCTTTTGTTGTATAAATAGGAGTGATAGGCTGTTCGTAAGCCCTATCATCGAGGTAGAGTGTCATCCGCAATGACACCGAATGAAAAGGTTTTGGGTAGTTTCTCCTTCCACGAAAAACTATCCTTATAAATAATAGTGATACGCTCATTAAGAGGTATCATTTTTTAAAACTTGCTTAATAAAAGGAGAAAAATATGGTAACTACAAATACCTTATCTATATGGAACGACCTTCGCCCATTTCAAGTGGGCTTCGATAATGTCTTTGACCACTTTAACACACAGTTAAAGCACACTCAAGGCTCAAACTTCCCACCATACAATATCAAAAAACTTGATAACTTCAATTGGACTATTGAAATGGCACTTGCTGGTTTCAATAAGAAAGATATTGGCATTGAATATGCTGATAATCAATTGACTATCAAATCTGTTTTTGAGAAAGATGAAACGGAAGATGAATCAACAACTGTCCACAGAGGCATTTCAAAACGACAATTCAAAAAGGCTTTCACGCTGGCCGATGAAGTGGTTGTCAATGGTGCTGAATTGAAAGATGGTATGCTGATTGTCGATTTAGAGAAGATAGTTCCCGAGGAGAAAAAACCTCGTACAATTAAAATCTCTTAATTGCAAAATAGATAGGTACCAGTTTATCTGGTGCCTATCGCTTGACAATACTAACAACATGATGTATAATAACAACACTTAAATCAAAAGGACTATATAATGAAACTAAATGAAAATACAAGTGCTATTCTAAAGAACTTCTCAGAGATTAATACAAACATATTAATCAAACCTGGTAGTGAACTGAATACAATCTCTACAATGCGAAACATTTTTGCCAAGGCAACTATCCAAGAATCATTCGATAGTGAATTCGGCATCTATGATTTGAATGAATTCTTATCTGTAGTGTCTAGTTTAGACAAACCTGAACTTACATTAGAAGATAAACACATGACAATCTCTGCTGAAGGAAGTCGTTCAAAGGCGAAATACTTTTACTCTGACCCATCAGTAATCGTTGCACCAACAAAAGATGTCAACATGCCAGAAACAGATGTAACATTCAGTTTGTCTGAATCTAATCTTGCACAACTACAAAAGATGGCTGCAATTCTGAAGGCACCTGACCTTGCCCTTGTCGGCGAGAAAGGTGGCGATGTCGTGTTGAAAGTTTGTGATAAGAAAAATGATACATCTAATAAGTTTGATATTGTTGTTGGTGAAAATGCAACAGCAGATTACACTTTCTATTTCAAAGTAGAAAATCTTAAAATGATGTCTGGCGATTATGATGTTGCCGTATCATCAAAGTCTATTTCTCACTTTAAAAATACGAAGCTTCCAATTGAATATTGGATTGCACTTGAACCAGATAGTGTTTTCAATGCGTAAATTTTTTATATTATATATTATGAATAAGGTGAATTATGAGTACAGACTTTCTATGGGTAGAAGAATATAGACCAAAAACAATTGATGATTGTATACTACCACAATCACTAAAAACATTGTTTCAGTCCTTTATTGACAAGGGCGAAATATCAAATATGTTATTTTCTGGCACACCAGGTGTCGGCAAGACCACAGTTGCGAAAGCATTGTGTGAGCAAATGAACTGTGATTGGATAATGATTAACGGTTCAGAAGAAGGTGGCATTGATGTTCTCAGAAACAAAATCAAAAACTTTGCTTCGACTGTATCGCTATCTGGTGGTAAAAAGGTAGTGATACTAGACGAGGCAGATTATCTTAATCCTCAATCAACACAACCTGCTTTAAGAGGTTTTGTTGAGGAGTTTCACAAGAACTGTCGATTCATTCTAACATGTAATTTTAAGAATCGAATCATTGAACCACTTCACAGTCGATTCTCAAACATTGAGTTTAGAATCAACAACAAAGATAAACCTAAACTTGCAGCTCAGTTGTTTGAGAGGTCAACATTCATTCTAACAGAACAAGGTGTTGACTATGAAAAACCTGTCGTTGCAGAACTTATCAAGAAGCACTTCCCAGACTTTAGAAAACTTATCAATGAACTGCAAAGATATTCTGTTGCAGGCACGATTGATGCTGGCGTTCTTGTAAATGTTTCAGATGAGAATCTAAAGACTTTGACGAATCATCTCAAAGGCAAAGAATTTGGCGAGATGAGAAAGTGGGTTGTAAATAATCTTGACAACGACCCAGTTAAAATCTTTAGAAGAATCTATGACAGTTTGTATACTGCACTTGAACCTGCAACAATACCTCATGCTGTTTTGATTATCGCTGACTATCAATACAAGTCTGCTTTCGTGGCAGACCAAGAGATTAATCTAGTTGCATGTTTGACTGAACTGATGTCCCAAGTGAAGTTTAAGTAATGTACGATTTATTCAAAGATTATCTCCCTGCGATAAATCACACCAAAAAGAATCTGATGGATTCTGATGACCCTATGTGGGAGAAGAAGTACCCTGCATATATGGTCAACAAAGTCCTATCTGGTTTTCAAGACACCGTAATGCTCAGCAATGAAATGAATCGAAATCATTTCCTTGATAGAGATATGCAATTTCAATTTCTACTAAATAGTATTAGGCAGAAGAAAAGGTTTACTCCATTTCTGAAGGCTGGTAAGATTAAAGATATTGAGTGTGTAAAAGAGTATTATGGATATAGTAATGAAAAGGCCAAATCTGCTCTCGACATACTCACCAAAGAACAATTGAAATTAATTAAAGAAAGTTTATATAAAGGTGGGACAAAATGAATGAGTTAGATAATAGTTGGCATCCTGAAAAGATGCTCGAAGTACAATTAAAAGAGCCAGATGATTTTCTGAAGGTTCGAGAAACCCTAACGAGAATAGGCGTAGCCTCGAGGAAAGACAAAAAGTTATTCCAATCATGCCATATTCTACACAAACAAGGAAGATATTTCATAGTACATTTTAAAGAACTGTTTGCACTTGATGGTAAGTTCGCAAACTTCTCAGAGAATGACATTGAAAGAAGGAATACTATTGCTCAATTATTGAGTGATTGGGGATTAATTACTATATTAAATAAAGAGCATGCTGAGAATAAAGCACCTCTTTCACAGA